ATCTCCAAGGTTTTCTATATCTTGTTTAAATACCTTATCAGATATATCATCCCAATACTCATCGCTTCCTATGCTCCCATAAAGTATAAGTTCCGCCGTTTTTTCTTTCTCATTCTTCACTAGATTCCAAAATTTTAGTTGTTTCGCCATTTATTACCACTCCTTTCTTCTCGAATAATTTATTTTCCTTCGCAAGCATTCCTACATTTAATTCAAAATCCCCACCATTAAGTTCCGCTGTTTCCCTAGTTCTAGTTGACAATCCGTTATTTATCCTAATAACTGCAGCATTGGCTTCTTTCAACGGGTCTATTTGACCTTGTGAAGGTCCATTCCATTGTGATTTACTCCAAGCCTTATCTATAAGAATATCCGTTCCATAATTTTTTAAATCTATTCTTCCAAGTAAAAAGGCTTCGTTTAGCCACTCTTCGTATACTATTTGTGTAAAATTAGCAGCAAACCACTCTCTACGCTTCCTAAACATTTTCCATGCTTCCAAAAGTGCTGCTCTACTTGCACTGTAACTAGAAGTAAAATTTTTAATCAACAACTCATAAGGAACTTCCAAAGCACTCCCTATTTGTCTTAAGATACTTGTAACAAATGGGTCAAAATTTGTATTAGGACGACCAGGATTAGCTGTATTTGCTTTTTCTCCTGGATTAAGACCTACTACCATTCCTGGTGCAAGCTCTATTGTAGTATCATCTTCACCATCTACTAGAAGATCATTTCTTACAGATTCTAGTTCTCCAGTATCAGCACCTTCTATGTTATTAGCATCACTTTCAATAAATACTGCATATAATCCACTTATTACCGCAGCCGTCAATTCTGCTTCTGTATAATTTCCGAGTTGCCTCAAAGGTTCAATAACTGGTGATAATACAGGGATACCTCTTATTTGCTCAGGTCTTTCAGTAAACAACAAATGAATTAAATTTCTTTGATTTTCATTACCATATGTTTTTATATATTTTTCTGTAACTAATCCAGCTGCATCTAAAGGATGTTCAGAGGAAATATAATACCCTTCAATACGACCATTTTTATCAATTTTTACGCCTTCAACTACGCTTTTATCCGATAAAAGACTATTCGGAGTGTAAACTCTATCTGGTTCTAAAACTTCCAATTTTAAATTATAAGGTTGTTTTGGTGTCTCAAAATAATTTAACTTAATAAAACATTCACCGTTCATCAAAACAGTCAAAAATACTAGTTCTTGCAATTGATAAAAATTCATGATCCCCAAATTATCTATTTTGTCATTCGCCCATAAATCAAATTCTCTTTCAATTAAATTTTCTACTTTTTCAGCTTCTTCATCGTTTATTCCTATAGTTTCATTATCAATAGCTGCTTTTAATCTCAACCCGCTACCTATTACATTTGTATTAATGGTTTTAAGTGCACCAGTAGCCGTAGCCACTCCCATATGCAAATCTCTTGAACGCTCTACAAGTTTTTTTCGATTTTTATAAATATCTTTTTTTACTCCACCACCTGTGCTTTGCCAACCTATCATGGTTTTTTTAGTAGTTGAAGCTCCATGATTAGAATATCCAGTATTCAATATTTCTATTTTTTTTCTAGCGTGATATCTTTCTATTCCTTTTTTTGGATCAATTGCCATCACAATTCTATCTATTAGATTCATAGACACCTCCTATCCTATATACTTCTGTGCACTCCGATTTTTACTCGCCTGTTAGATTTTCTATCTAGTTTATTAAGCTCATTTTCCCAATAAGCTCTACCTATTTGAATTTCTTTTAAATCTAATCTCGTCAACTCGCGAGTTCCTATTTTATAACTTTTACCAGAAAGTAATGCATCTTCTGCATCTAAATATTTCTGTAATTTTTTTTCTATGATTTCTCTCGAATATCTTGAAATTGGCATCTTACCTCCTTATTTAATTCCTTTAGAATATATTTTTCTTTTTCTAATAACGGTTTTTGCTCTCATATTACCAGTTGAATATCTTTTTTCAAGATTTGGATTAGCTATTCTCAGTGCGGCAAGAGCATAATTTCGTAAATCCAAAGGTTCGTTTCTTCTCCCGCTAATTATCTTCCATTCAGTTTTTCTAATACCTCTTTTAACTACATTCACTCTTTTTTCACTTGTCAATCCTTTAAAGTAAGCTTCATCATAACCTTTTTCTGATTCTATAGGGTAATGAAAATAGTATTTTCCAGCAGTCTCAATCTGCAATCTTGAAAATATCGTATCTTTCCCACTGTCTACCCCTATCGGAAATAAGGCAATATTTCCTTTGTTGTTTCTACTAGGTTTTGACACAAGTTCACGAGTTCCCGCCATACCTTTTATAGCAAATACCCTTCTATGCTCTCTTATTTTTACAAAAGCATATACTTCAGAAGTAAAATGTCCACCTGAATCTATACAAGTACATAATATCTTTATTTTTTCACCATTTTTATATGGGTATTCTTTATCTAAAATTTCATCCAATTCATCCCAGACAAAACTCTCACCAGGATTTCCGTAAATAGTCCCATATTTAATACCATAACATTCCTCATCTTTTGCCCAGCCTACTATTTCGTATTCCAATCTATTATCTTGAACATCTACTCCACAAGTTAATACATTTACATTTTCAGGTATTTCACAATGATAATATTCACGCCTATTAAGTATTTTCTGCCAATCTAAAGTATCTTCTTTTTCTTCAAAAGTTTCCGCCAGTACTGTATTCGTAAATACTTTCATCATTTCAACATTTCCTTTCGACCTTTGAAAATTTTCCTTTATATCTTTCCAATCACTCCAGGAACTGTAAAATTCATTAAGATGAAACGAACGAATTTTAAAATTAATATCCCCGTCTTCATCTTTCACATCAGGATTTTCTGCTAACCATTCGCCGTACACCCTATTCTTCTTCCAGCTAATTTCATCAGAAATCTCACCACAATCCTCACATTTCATACCACAAGTTTCAAAATCAAAATTTTTCCAAACAAATTTTTGATAACTTCCACAACAAGGACAAGGTACATAAAAACTTTCTTGCGTTCCAATTTGAAACATTGAATCTATTTTACTATCACCTTTTACAGTAGGAGTTGATACTAGCACAATTTTTCTGCTGCCTTTAAAAGTTTGTGTTCTTTTTATTGCTAATTCAACAGCATCTCCCTCATCCCCAACTGATTTTTCAAATCTATCCACCTCATCAGCTAAAATTACTCTTATTGGTCTACTTGCTAATTCACTAGCACTCCCTGATCCAGTAAAGACAACATATCCTCCTGAAAATTCTTTGATTTTTTTTGTATCTCTTCCAGTTTCTTCGACAATTATTTTATTTCTCAATCTTGGAGTACTTCTTACCATATCCATAAATCTAGTCGAAGCAAATTCTTGAGCAAACTCTTTTGTAGGCATTAGATACATAATTGAACTGGGCAAATAATCAATAAAATAACCCAATGTATTCAATGAAATCTCAGTTTTTCCTACCTGTGCTCCCATTTTTAGTACTATCATTTCTGTTTTACTATCTGAAATCGCTTGCATTATTCCACGCTGATAAGGTGCTCTGTCAGTACTCCATCTTCCAGGTTCTGCACTTGATTTAGAACTTAATATTCTATATTTATCAGCCCATTGGTCTATTGTAAGTTTAGGTGGAGGAGCCAATTCTTTTAAAATTTCTGAAAATAAATCTATCGTTTTCTGTTTTATCCCTAATTCTTTGAATACATCATTGCCCTTCTTCATCTTCACTATTGACATACTCCTTATTTTTCAAGAATTTACTCCTATCATATTCAGATAACTCCAGTAAAACACTGTTAATATTATTTGTTATTATTTCCTGTATTTCACCTAAATTATCAATACCAATGACAAGTGGTGCTAATTTATATGGTATCGTCTGCAACTGACCTTTAAATCCTGAAATTATATTATTCATTACTCTTTTCACATCACTTGCTTCATGCAAATCAGCTTCAAGTATTTTGATTTTGATATTTTCTTTTCTATCCCTAGTTTTTAAATATTCTATCTCATTTTTTAATTTTTCTTCCTGAAGTTGTTGTGGTGTACTCTCAATCTCTTTCAAATAATTAATATAACTCCTGATACTTTCATACAACAAATACTTCCCTTTGTCGTTCTTTTTTATAATCCCTTCTTGAGACAACCGCTGCAAATGTCTTTCACTTAAACCTATGACTTTCGCTAACTCTTTTAACTTAGTTGTCTCATTAAAATCAATTACATTTACCAATAAATACCACCTCCTTAAGTCATGACAAAGTTGTGAAATTTAACAAAAAATTTACACAAGTCGGGCTCTCGCCAGACCCGTAACGCTCAAAATTCTCTCACAGTACCTTTTTAGTTTTTAGACAAAAAAGAGCCGACTTATAAATAGACTATTTCTAATCTACATATAAATCGGCTCATAATCACTTTTACTCTTGCCTTTATTCAATTTTTACCTTTTTAGTTCTTTTTATTTTCTTATTTTCAAAAACAACAGTCATTTCTCTTTCGCCTTTTTTATTTATTTCGTTTAATAAATCGCTAATAAATATAAAAAGTTTTTTGTTGCTTTCAATTGCTTTTATCTGCTCTTTAGTAAGCATTTTACCTCCTTATTATACCTTATTTTATCAATATTTGCAACCCTTTCACACCCTGATTGCAAAAAATTTTATAATCCAAATCAATCCATAAATCACAAACAAATTTACAATCATAGCAATCAAAAATGCTATTATATTGCTTATATTAAATTTAAATGTTTTTGCTTTGTTTTTAAATATTATAACTAATCTATATATGTATCTTACTAGCACTAATACAGCCGTTACTGTAATTAGCCCATTTATCATTCTCATTATTATTCCCATTTATTCCTCCTCTGTTATCACGATTGCATTATCAATTGTAACTCTGCGATTATTCTCACTTATTAAGTTTAATGATATTCTTCCGCTCTCATCCGAATCTCT